ACGTCGAAGAGAAGAACGAAGTCTACAACGAGATGCAGCGTTTCCCGATGACCTCGGACACGCTGCTGGTGCCAAAGCGCACTGGTGGATTTACCGGGAACTGGATCGCTGAGAACGCCGAGATCACCACAAGTGACGCGACCGCTTCACAGGTGCAGCTCGTTGCCGCGAAGTATGCGGTCGGCGTGAAGGTTGCGAACGAGTTGCTCGCCGATTCCGTCATTGACTTGTCGGAAATGGTTGTGCAGGAGTTCACGACTGCCTACACCGCTGCCCTGACCGAGGCCGTCGTCAACGGTGACGGCACGAGCACCTACGGCAGCATCACTGGCATCCTCGACAGCGTCGGTGGCATCCTCGCCTCTGGTTCTGCCGGAAGCATCCACACGACCGACGTCGGCAACAACCTGCCGACAGAAGTGACCGTGGACGACTTCACCGCGTTGCTTGCAAAGACTCCGCGTTATGCACTCGATAACGCCAAGTTTATCTGCTCGCCTTACGTCTATCACCAGGTGATGCAGCGTCTCGACCTGGCCCAAGGCGTCAGCAGCTTGCAGACCGGAGCAGGTGCGAGCTTCCTTGGGTATCCAGTGGTTCTGTCGCAGGCCATGCCTGGCAGTTCTGCTGGTGCTGGTGACTGCATCGCCCTCTTCGGCGACTTCTCGCGGGCTGGTGCGTTTGGTATCCGTCGCGATTTCGAGATCACAAGCTCGACTGATCGCTATATCGAATACAACCAGACGGCTCTATTTGGCAGCCTGCGGGCGACCGCCAAGTGGCATGACCTCGGAAGTGCATCCGCTGCGGGCCCGGTCGTAGGTCTTGAGCTCGGGGCCGCCTCCTAGCCCTTTGAGCCGATGACGTGGCAGCCCGGCCCTGGCTAACGCTGGGGCCGGGCTTGCCGGTGGCATCACTCGGTAGGAGGTGACGTGTGCAGGTTGAATTTGTCAGGGATTGGCGTTGGTTCCGACGCGGCCAGGCTGTTGAGATCGCCCGAGGTCGTGCCGATCTGCTCATCCGTCTCGGGCTGGCTCGCCCGCTATCTGAAACGGCTGCTCGACCGCCAAAGGCACGAACAGCAACGGCAGAAGAAGCCCCCAAGAAAGCACGACGCAAGCGAGCAAAGCGGAGCAAAAAAGCCTCATGAGATATAGAACGCTTCGCCGCCTGACTGATCCAAGCGTTGAGCCGGTCAGCATCGCAGAGGCCAAGGCCCATCTGCGGGTCGAGCACGACGCAGATGATGCGGTGATTGCTTACTGTATCGCCGCAAGCCGCGAGTGGGTTGAGGAATACCTCGACGGCACGCTGATCCTGACCCAGTGGGCGATGACGCTCGACCTGTTCCCGCCGCATATCAACCTGGCAAAGCCGCCAATGGCGACGGCGGAAGGCTATACCGACGTGGTGCTGACCTACACGACCGATACCGAGGCCGTGGTGACGCTGCCGTCGTCTGATTATCGGGTCGACCGGCACTCATGGCCGGGCGTTCTGCGGCCAAACTACGGCGACAGCTGGCCCGCACACCTCGCCGACTACAACTCAATCACCGTGACCTGGTGGGCTGGCTTCGGTGCAACTGGTGCAGACGTGCCCCAGCGGATCAGGTCAGCGGTTCTGATGCTCTGCACGCATCTCTACGAGCAACGCTCGGCGGTTCTCGTCGGTCAGGGCGCGGTCAGCAAGCATGTCGAGTACGGCGTGCGTTCAATGCTGGACGCTTCACGCTGGGGAGGCTACGCATGAGCTGGGCAGGCAGAATCAACGTAGACGCTCTGGTGCATGATGAGGCCTCAGACGCGATCCGCGTGCTTGACGTGGAGAGTAGCTTTACGGTTGCCACCAAGACGGCCACAGTGACCGGCACGGCCGCTGAGGAAGGCGTCAGCATCTCGCCCGACGACGAGCACGAGATCGCCTACACGGACGCTACAGGCACCGTGGTGACGTTCTCAAGCGTGACCATGCTTCTGGTCAAAGGCACAGACGCTCTGACCGTCTCGGTCAATGGTGGCGTTGAGTTCAAGTCTGCCGCTGGGCAGTGTGCGTTGTCGGCCACTCCAGGCATGACGACCGAGACGATCAACATCACCGGCACGGGCACGTTCACCCTCTTGATCGTGGGGGAATAGCATGAACCCCGGCCTGCTGCGTGAGCGAGTTGAGCTCCAGAGAGCGGCGGAGACGCGGAACGCTCTCGGTGAGGTGACGCAAAGCTGGCAGACCTACGCGACCCGATATGCCTCGGTGCTGACGCTCAGGAGCCGCGAAGCGTTGAACGCCCAGCAGGCCGGGCTCTCTGTCACGCACAAGGTCAAACTCCGCCACATTGACGGCCTGAAGTCGTCAGACCGCATCCGCTGGCGAGGACGGACGCTGGAGATCGTGAGCGTGCTGGAGTTTGAGCAGTTCACGGTTCACGAGCTTCTCTGTGAGGAGCAAGCGTAATGCCACAAGGCATCGAGATCGTGTTGCAGACAAACCAGTGGGAAAAGCTGGGTCGTGAACTGGTGGAAAAGGGAGTCAGTAAGGACTTCATTTCGGCAGAGTTCAAGTCGATTCTCGGCAAGATCGGCACTAAGGGAAAGAAAATCCTTCAAGGGCACACGCCAGTCCATACTGGCTTTTTGCGTGCCGCTGCGGGAAAAAAAGCAGACCGTTTTCCAGACAGAATGGGTGCATATGGGCTCGTGGGATACCTGCGGCCAAAATACAATAAACATCAGTTTTTCATCACGATGGGGACGAAAGACCGTTTCACTAAGTCTGGGGCTTATCGCGGGAAAATAGTGCCGAAGAAGCCCGACCCGCTTCAGAAAACAAAGCAAGACCTCGAAGGCCCAGCGGCAGAAACGCTCAGCAAAAATATTGAGAGCTCTATCGAGCGTGCGGTACGCAAAATGAACGTCAAATACAATGACAACTGGGGGCCGCCGCTATGAAATACCCAGAGCAGATCATCTGTCGGCAACTCGCAGCGACTCCGCCAGTGGCTCGACATCTTGGTTTTCGGCTCTACCCGCTGATAGCACCAACATCAGCCCCGCTACCGTTTGCCGTCTACCGCAGGAACACCGTCACGCGAGAGCAGACCATTGGGCTGCCGCCTGGCGTACCGAAAACAGACCTGTCGCTGATGTTATTCGCCGCGAGCTACTCGCGGGTGCGAGAGATAGCGGACGCCTGCCGGGAAAAGCTCGACCATCTGAGGGTAACGTCGCAAGGCGTCACGTTGTCGAATGTTACCATAGAAGATGAGACAGAGGACATTGTGCAGCTTGAGGGTGGCGACCTTCCGCCAGCGTGGCAAGTTACATTGAGAGTGTCTATTCAGTGGAGTGAAACCTGATGCCAGCACCAGCAACCGCATCCAACATGACGATCAGCCTGCCGGGGAATATCACATCCTCGGACGTTTTCAGTTTTTCAATCAGCACCTCGGGAGGCGACACGATTGACGTGACCCCGCTGACGCAGAACGGCGGCAGCCGCACCTACGTTGGCACGCCGATGGGCAACACCATCGAGGCCAGCGTGAGCTATTTCGGCAGCGGCACGCCGTCCGTGGGCGATGCCGGGAATGTGACCATCGGCGACATCACCTTTTACGGTGTCTGCACGTCAGCATCAGGCACGGCAGCCGTCAACGACGTGGCCCGGTTCGATGCGACTTACCAGCAAATCTCAGCCTCTTAGGGGATACATAAATGGCAACCAGTTCACACACGACGACCGTTACGGCCCCCGGCATTTCTGGCGGCCTGATCACCAACGTGCAGGTCAGCCAGAGCGGCGACGACGTGCAAGACGCCTCGCATCTCGGCCAGGCCGATGGCTCGGCAGCCCTTCGCTACGCTTCGCCGTTTGAAGGCACCACCGAGGTCAGCATCAGCTATATCGGCGACTCGATCCCGACTGCGGGCGACACCGGAGCGGTGACTGTCAGCGGTGCCATCAGCGTCTCGCTGGCGAATGCGATCTGCACGAGCAGCTCGATCACCGGCTCGGCTGGCGAACTCATCACGGCAGACGCGACCTTCCAGGCTATCAGCTAGCGGGGTGCCGCATGGCTGGAGTTGCTTACGGTGTCACGGTAACGCTGCCAAGCGGCAGCCTGTCTGAAGTCTCGTCGATACGGGCGAGCAAGGGCGGGCTCTCGATTGGGGTAAATAACACTTACAACCCTAACGCTGGCACGTTGACCCTGACGAGCTATGACGACCCGCAGGCAACCATCGGCGTGCGTGGTGCGGTCAGTGTATCGGGACAAAACATAAACTTCACTTTTCCGCGAGCTTATGTGCAGTCGGTTGACACCTCGGCTAATACTAGAGGGGTCGTGACTTACACGACCACCGTCCGCCTCATTGACATAGGGAGCTAGTAGATGTCGGAACTGCTGAACAAGATCAAGGCCGCTGACAAGAAGAACCTTTTGCCTGTAGAAGTGCCAGAGTGGGGTCTGACTGTTTACATCAAGCAGCTGACCGTTGGCGAGCGTGACAGCTTCGAGGCTGAAGCGTTCGCGGCCCGCAAGGGCGATGGGCTGATGGACAACCCCCGCAGCAAGTTCCTCGTGCGGACGCTGTGCGATGAGAACGGCGAGACGCTTTGCAAACCGGAGGAGTTTGCCGAGCTGGCTGGACTGAGCAGCAAGCCAATGGAGCGGCTGTTTGAGAAGGCACAAGACCACAACAGCCTGACAGACAAAGACGTTGAGGAGTTGGCAAAAAACTAAAGGCCCGGCCTGTGCGGATGTTTTTGTTCCGCCTCGCCGGGCACCTTGGAAAAACAGTAGCAGAGATCGAGGCGACGATGACCAGCCGCGAGCTCGCAGAATGGATGGCGTTTGATTTGTATCACCAGCCCCTCGACAACTCGTGGCGACAGGCGGGCATCGTTGCTTCGGCAGCGTTGGCACCGCACTGCAAGCGTGGCAAGGCACCGGCCCCCGATGACTTTGTACCGAAGGCCCGTCTGCCGCAGACGCCCGAGGAAATGGCCGCCGAGCTCGGCAAGCTCAAGATGCTGACGGGGGGCAAGTGATGGCAACCGCAGTCGGCATGAATTTCCAGATGACCGCCAGCATCGCCAAGTTTCAGGCAAGCATGGATAAGGTCGAAGCCAAGTTGAAAGGCATTGAGCGAAGCGGCAAGCAGACGGCTAGCGGGATGAAACTGCTGGCGGGGATTGAAGTCGGGAAGCTGCTGGTTGGCGGGCTAACGAAAGTTTTTAACGTCCTCAGCTCAGGCGTCTCAAGCGTGACGCAGTTCGCATCGCAGGCCGCTGCTGCCGCCGATGCAATCGGCAAACTGTCAAGCATGACCGGCATGGCCGAGGAGCCGCTGCAAGTATTCACGCAGATGGCTACTTATGGCGGAGTGAGTTCGACGCAATTCGGTGACGCACTCCAGAAGATGAGCCGAGGCATGGGCGAGGCTGCCAACGGCACGGGGACTGCCAAGCGTGCTATCGAAAGCATGGGCCTCAGCGTCAATGACCTGCTAAAGATGAGCCCAAGCCAGCAGTTCATGGCACTCGGGACAGCGATCCAAGGGATCGAAGATCCGGCAAAGCGTTCTGCTGCCGCTGCTGACATTTTTGGGCGAAGCGGCACCAAGTTGATCCCGATGTTTGAGAACCTGGAAGGCAACGCCAAAGCGACGGCAAAGGAGATGCTTGAGCTTGGGCAGATCCTAAGCCGCGACCAGGTTGACAACATCGAGGCCATGAATGACTCGTTTGAGAAGGTAAAGAAAACGGCTTTCTCTATCGGTTCGCAGGTGGTCGCCAACTTTGCCCCTGCCCTGACGGCAGCGAACGATTCCCTTATGGAGATGGTGAAAAACTTTGAATATGAAGGGGCGACTGGCGGCCAAGGGGTGGCGAAGCTGCTGACAGATGGGCTTTTTTCTGGTGCTCGTGCGATGGCAGAGTCTCTCGACGCATTCCTCGGTGGATTTAATACCACCACCAGCGTAATGCAGACGGCACTGGCGAAGCTAATCACAGCCTTTGAGATTGTTTCGGCACCATTCATCGGTGCGGACGCTGCCGC